ATCTGGAGTATCATCTTCATCTGCATCTTCAAAATCTTCCCATTCTTCATCTATTAGATCATCTAATGCATCTTCATCTATTGTTGGATATGATTTTTTAAGTTCATATTCTGTATATTTTTCTTCTGTACTTTTTACTACAACTATATTTCTTTCATTACGTTCTGATATTTTCATATCACGTTTTGTATTTTCTGGAATAGTTAAACTTTCTCTAGCTTGTCGTGATGGATTAGCAGGAGTTAATCTACCTACACTATATAAAGGATCATCAGGAAATTCATCACGCATTATGTTTAATAATAATCGTTCTGGATTATTATCATTAAATGATTCTTCTGAAGATTGGGCAGCTGTATATCGATTGTTAGATCGACGATTATCAGCATTGCCTGCTCCGGTGGAGTCTGATCTATCTATATAATCTGTATTTCCGTCTTCTCTATTCGATGTTGCCATATTAGTTTACTACTTTAAAATAGAAGTCATCAAATGTTTGTACATCTGTACTACCACTTCTTTCTATCTTTAACATTATTTTATAAAATCTTTCTGGAAAGAATGAATCCATTCTTAATTTAAAGAAATTTCCATTTAAATCGCAATCAATTTGAGTTGATTGAGTATCAAAAGGTATTATTGTTTCATTTGTTACTGAATCTAAAATACTATAATAACTTGATGTTGGTAATTTTTCTCCTGTTAAATAAAATGATGATGTTTGAAATCTTTTATTTGGAAATTCTGGTCGTACTCCCAATCTAAATTTTGCAATATCAGCTGATCTATATTCATCTTTTATATTTTTAAAATAAGGAACATATGTATCAGATCCTATTTCATCTGTTCCTGGTGTTGATGTAAATTGTGTATCGTCCCATGAAACTAATAATTTTGGAACAAAAATTGTATGAGATTCTCTTCCAAAAAACTTTATTGAACCTAAAATTTCATTACTATTTTCATTTGTATCACTAAATTTAAAAAGAAATCCATTATTAGTAATTTGTTTGTCTCCGTCCGCGGCTGTATTATTACTACTTGATATCCATGCATTTATAATATGACCTACATCTATTCGTATATCTGGAGATTCGTTTTGATATACTCGGCTTGCCTCATAATAATCAGAACCAGTCAACCATGTTCCACCACCGTTAGCAACAGTGTAATTAGTATTAAGATCGAGAGGTTGAGTATTCGATGTAGATCCCATAGCATTATCTACATCCCAGGCGCCTGATTGATCTTCTGTACGATATTTCCATGATACTCCATTTTTAACAATAGGATCATCAGAATAATTACCATTTCCATTTTGCCATGATTCAGATACTGCATATGTTTCAACTGTATATGTATGTAATAAATCTGATGCATCAGCTGCTTTCAATTCTATATGGACTGATGCAGATTTTGCATGATCAGCAATTTCTGGTATTTCACCTGCAGATATTGATGATGAAATTGTAGTTATTTGAGATCCAAAGTCTATTAAAAATCTAGTAAGATATTGATTTTGTTGTACCTGACCGTTTAATATAGATCCTGAAGCAATTTTTGCAATCTCTAATATTTGATCGATGCCAGTATTTTGATTTTCATACTGTTCATATAAGGTTGCATCTCGCTCTGCGTAATATACTCTAATCATAATTTATCCCTTAAGGTTTAATTGCTCGCATTTTAATATCTACATTTGGATATTTAATTTCAAATATCATTGGATCTAATGATGGATAAATAATTCCATTTTTTGTTGCAGCCGGAATATCATAAATATTGTTTGCATACCGGCCTCCTATTTTATTTGTAAATTCTAAATTTGGTACACTTTGCACACCTTCTACTGCATTTAACTCACCCATAAGTGCATTTACATCTAATGGTCCATTTATTTGCATTCTATCATTATGAAGTACTGTTTTTAATCGCTCAATACATCTTAATAAAACTTCATTACTATTATAAGATGGTTGTGGTATCACCTCTCCTGATAATTGAATATTTACTATATATGCTGTTTTTATATTTATTGCATCTGTTAATATTCTATATTGAGATAAATATGTTCTAACATTTTCTCGTAAAGCTTGATTAGGAGCTACAAATTGTTTTTCATTGTTCTGAGCTAAAAGATATAAATTTAATCCTAAAGGATTTGATACAGTATCTCTAGGATAATCTTTATCAGATGTATCAAGTTGTATATCTCCTACAATATAAGCTTTTGCAATTGCTCCAAATTTGGCAGGCATTGCATATATTCTTGATATATAATCTTCTCTAGTAATACATCTACTTTGTGCACCAAAAGTTGCGATTGCATTTTGACGTATTTCATCTAAATCTTGTTTTGCTCCTCCACCAATTGCTGGAAATGAATTTGTAATAGCAACTGAATTTTTTGAATCTGTTAAATCAACTTGACCTAGGTCATTTGTATATACTACTTCATCAACTTGTGTTATTGCATTAACTCCTACATTTTCTGCAATTGATCCTCCTTTAGTATATTTTATTTTTAAAGTAGTATTCATTGGAGCTAATCCATATGTACTAGTATATAAGAAATTTGTTGGATCAATTGTATCAGTCGTAGTACGTTTTAAATATTCTAGGCCTGAACCAACATTTTTAGGATTAGGTACAATTTCTTCATCAGCATCAGAAGATATACCAGATCCAAATTGTAGTTCTACTTTATTATCATCTCTTAATCTAACAACAAATCTACGAGCTGTTCTTTTTAATTTTAAAATATATGGAACAGTTGATCTATATATTGATAAATCTGGATCATTAAATGGAATATTTGCAATATCTTGCATAACAGTATCTTGTGCTAAATAATCTACTTCAGTCCAATTATGCCCTTCTACATCTTTAACACTTATTATATCTATAACATCTTCTTCTGGTAATACAATTTTATCATAAGGTTTTGGATCTGCAAATACATAATCTTTTTCTACTTGTTCTCCTGATACAATTGTTACTTGTTTTTTAAGTAGATATCTTGCAACCTCACCTGAACCATTTATTTCATATACAGTTATTTCTGGATCTTGATTGAAATCAATAGGAGCTGTTGAATGAAATCGTATACCTGTATCTGATGCAACTATCATATTTTCTGCTATTGATAATGCATAATCCATATCTGGTACAACATCTGCTCCTGCTCCTTTTGCTGGCACTAATTGAAATACATCTAATTTACATGTAGATGGTGTATTTCGTCTTGGTTTATATCCAAATAATTGAGATAATCCTAATATATTATGACTTTCTTGGGCTCTAGATAATAATGATTCTCTAAATGATGAATCTGTATAATATGATAATACATCCCCTACATATGATGCCATTTCTATAAACATCATACCTGGAGAAGATTCGTTAAAATCTTGATATGTTTTTGGAAAATAATTTTTTGCAAAATTAATTAGATTCTGTCTAAATTGTGCAAAGTCTTTATTTAAATATTTAACGTCTTTTTTTACCAAATTTGCCATTCATTATCTCCTTTAATATCCACCTCCGCCTCCGCCTGTAAATGAAGTTACTCCGGTTCCGGCTGTTATTGTTTCATTTGCTGAGGCTAAATCAAATGCAGAACCTTCAGCTATAAATCCAACTTGTTCTAATGTTGCACCTGTATCTGGTTCTGCATCGCTTACTACTAATTCATTTTCACTTAATAATATATTTATTACCATTTCAGAACCTACAGTAGTAACTTGAAAATGTACTCGTATACTTATTGAATGCATGTCAGCACTATTTGCAACCTCTACAGTACTAATACGTATATAAGGTAACCAGAAAGCAATATCCTCTTTTATAGTATCTTCTAATCTAGTTCTTAAATCTTCAGTATTATTATCAAAAAGTACTTCTCTAATAGCTGTCCCAAAATTAGGTTGCATATATCTTTCGCCTTTATATGTCATTAATAAATTTTTTAGATTAGATAATGCTTGTTCTTCTGTTGTATACGTTTGAGTAAATACTCCTAATCCTCCACCTTGTGATCCAGATGCATAACTATCTGAATCTCCGAATGTTGCAGATCTAAAATAATCTGTTGATGCTCTAGATGATTTATTAAAAGGTAATGGAATACCTATCGCAACATCTGGTGTTTGATTAATTGGTTGATATTGATATACTGGACGTTTTTTTAATGCCATTATCTACCTTTCTTTTTATCTATTGCTTTCATTAATCCACTATAATCTCTTGTCATGACATCTAATGTTTTTGCAACATTTTCATTTTGCATATTAACAGCCTCTCCATTAATACCAGTTGTTGTCAATGGTTGTGATGGACTGTTTATGCCATATGATTCTGCCATATCTGATTTAAAATTTCCTATACTAGGATAATCTTGTGTTACTAACGGTCCATCAGCTGATAATCCTGATGTTTCATTTAATATATCATTTAACATTGAATTTTTACTAAAATGTTTTTTTGGTCGTCTTGGATTACTAGCCTTTTCTGTCAAGTTCATTCCATGTGACATAACTTTATTGTGATTAGGTTTTTGTTCTGTTAATATTTCCTTTACAGCAGAACGTACTTCCTCGCGTATAATCTTTCGTAATACTTTAACAAACGATTTAGAACTCATATAGTTTCTCCTTTTTAATAAATATCTAATTAGATGATAATTGCCTAAATAACTTTACCTAGACCTGCACCTTTTCCAGTTCCTATTCCAACATCACCACCTGAGTCAATATCAGCTGTGGTTGTTCCTACTTCTGTAACGACATCACCTGATCTAACAAATGCATCTATTGCACGAGCTAACGCCGCAGAAACTTCTTCTATTCCTTGTGCTTGATCTTTTACTGCTTCACCTCCTTTAGTTCCTTGTGCAGTTAATGCAGTTTTTATTGCTTCTTTTAAAGCAGCTGTTTGTAATGGCATAATTTTCTCCTTATTGTTTCATTTCTTCTAATAATTTTTGAATTTCTTGTAATTTTGGTAATGCATCAGATGCACCTGTTGGTCCTGCAGGAGTTGCATATCTTGATTTTCCTTCTGCTAGATCTATACATATTTGCAACCATGGCTCAATAATTTTTGTCCAATATCTATTAGCATCTATTTGCCAATCTGGGACACAAAATTTAATATCTTTAGCTGAAACTAAAATTAATTCATCTTTTTTTGCATTAAAAATTAATCTATCAGAACCTATTATTACCTGAGGTTCTTTATAATCTTTTAATTTTTCTGGTTCTGGATCAACTCCTATACCTTCTTGAGCCAGATCAAATCTTTCAAGTTTTTGATGAGTTGTTAAATAAATAAAACTTTTATCATCATTTGGTTCTTCAATTTTATAATATGGATCATATGTTCCTCCTCCTGAATATCCTTCTAATAATCCTTTAACTTCTGTTGTTAAAAAGATACATGCATCTCCTGCTTTTTCTCCTTTCCAAAATGGTTCTTCTTTGTATTTATCTAATTTAACATGAGTACTACTAAATCTTAAAACTGATCCAAATCTTGATGCTCTAATAGTATCTCCTTGAAATGGTTGAATTGGTAATACAGCCTTTTCTTCAAATGATATTTGTTTAGGTTCTGCACCAGGTGCAACTTTTGATATTCCATCAGAACTATAACTTCTACCAGATACTCTTGCATCTTGTATAAATGGCATTATTGTATTATTAACTATTCCATGAGCATTAACAAGATTAATATAAAACAATCGTTGTACTTTTGTTTTTTCAGCCTTTCCATCAATTGCACTATAACATAAAACTTGTTCACCATATAATGGAACTTGTAACATAGTAGGATCGCCAGGTATAGCCCAAGCCTCAGATGCACCACCTGCAAATTTACCTCGTATTCTTACTCGTATAGACATAGGAGGTAGATCTTGAGGTGGATCAGATTCAGGATCTTGAAATTTATCAAAAAGCGTATGATCAGATTCAGGTTCAACTACTTGACAAATCTGTAAGTTCAGAGCTGTTATCATTACTCTTTATCTCCGGTTTATTTGTTTCTTTAATGTTTTTTATTTCTTCTTCAGCTTCTTCTAATAATCGTTTTCTTTCATCATCAGATAAACCAAATTCATTTCCATCATCATCTTTTGAATTGGTTGATACTAATCTTTGAACTACTGCTGCTAACTTAACTAAGGCATCATCATTTTTAACTGATACTTCTAAATAGTCTTTTATCATTGGAACTATTATCGATGCATCACCTATATTTTTTATCATAGGTTCTAAACTTTTTATTAGAGTATCTATTTGTCGTGACTTCTTTTTTGAATTGTGATATACATCACGCATTAGGTCTGAAAAATTTGTTCCTTTAAATAATTCGAATTCTTGACTCATAATTTATCCTTTTATATAAATATGAGTATCTAGGGTTTATGATAGCATATAACCGGATTATGATAGCATATAACCGGATTTTGAAAATGATGTAAACATTTTTTGATAATCACGTTTCATTACATTAAGAACTTTTGTAATGTTTTGAGTTTTAAGACCGGTTCTTTCTCTTATAAGTATGTAAAGAGCTTTTTTATTGAAGTTTTCTATATTATCTCGTATTCTAAATAATTCTAATATAGTATCTGCTACTACAATATCTCGTTTGTTTGTAAATATAGAATTCATATTCTTATCATACCATTCAACCCATAAATTTGTAAATTCTTTTAAAGATTCTTGATGATCTGATAATGCAACTTCTGCAGATATATTTCTTCTTTCATCTAAAATATCAGTACTCATACGAGCTTTCATTTTAGCATAATTAGCATTATTTTGAATAATAAGATAATTTTTAGCTATAATACTAAAATATGAAAAGGCCTTACCTTTACCTTCTTGAAATTTATTAATCTTTTGTACTAAAAATGCAACCACTTCTGCTTTAACATCTTCATATGGAACATCAAAATATGAAAATTTAAATGTATGATAAATATTTTCAACTAATTTATTGAATGGATAATTTATATGATCTTTAAATACTCGATTTCTTTTAGACCAAGACTCTTCATTATTATATGCAATTATTGCTTGATCTGTAATATAAGTAAAGTATTGTTTTTTTGTAGGTTTACGGCCTCTTTTCTTTTTAGGGCCATTTTCTTCCAAATCTTTCATTTCGGCTGCATGCCATTCATAAAATTTATCTACTGCGCTCATTAAAATCCTCTATTTAAATCATCATATATATTCTTTAATTCTTTAAAAGCAAATCCTGTCTCATCATCTGCTTCAAAAGATCCTAATCTATCAACTTGTTTTAGTTTTGAATTTGATTCACCAATTTGAGTTTTTAACTTTTGAAAAAAAGTATAATACTCAGTATTTGAATTTTCTAATTCTTCTATATAATCAGATTGTGATTCTTGTTTTCTTAATTGATTAATATTAACAAATACTGATGCTAATAATAATATTGATAATATTATAATTGTTGTTATCATTTGCTTTCTCCAAATAAATCCTTAAACATTTCTTGTGCATTTACTTTTGTTTCTGGATTAGTTATTGTTTTTGTTTTTCTTTTTATAGGTGTTGATTGAATTGGTTTGTTATTATTCCACCTTTCATATTCAATTCTCGCAGCCATACAATCAGCTTGATGCATAACAAATCCTAAATTAGTTTTTAGTTTTGCATCTGCAGTTCTAGACATGAAATAAGGTTTATTACTTTCATCATATAAACCATCTGTTAATTTAATTCCTAACATTTCATTCCAAGTGATGCTAATACCATAATGCTGCAATAACCAAATAGATAGGTCATTTACGAGGGTAAATTGGTTGTTAGGATTAACCTTATACATCCTTCCCATATTCTTTCTATGCCATTCAGAATCATTAGGAA